CATTAAATATGATGCTGTAGAGCACACAACACAAAGCACCCCAGTGATTGGTTTGTCTGCAGACATTGTGGCTGGTCAAAGCACGGTAACACTTTTGGCTGGAAACATTTACAATCTAGAGATTGGTCAAACTCTTGCTGCAGTTGCTACAGGTGGATACACTGGGGCATTTGGAGCAAGCCCAAAAATTACAGCAATAGATATTAAAAACAACACTATAACTCTTTCAGTTCCTCACGCAACAACTGGTGCTATAAACTTTACCACTACCGTTGCAGAACACAATGTTTGGATTACTAGCGTAAGCGACTATCAGAAATACTTTGCCAAACTTCCGTTTAATGGAAAGATGTATCCTACTGGTCGTGTTAGAATTTTCTCAGAACCAAAATACAATAAAGATGGAGCACTTATAGACGGAATTGCAAAGCACGGTCGTGGTCAATTTGGAACTAAGATTGTTGCTCACACGGTGCTAGACAAAGACCATCCTTGGCTAGATAAGACAAAAGCCAAAGCATTCCTAATGGACTCAAAGTGGATATTCTCAAGTGAACTTAATCATTCATACTCTAGCACGACTATTCCAATTACAGTTAAGGCTGGTGGCATTGCTAGTGGTGCTACAACAATAACGGTAGATAGTAGTTCTAAGATTGGTGCAGGAGTGCCAAATGGATATTATATGACAGGAAGTCCTAGATTTCAGTCTGGAACACAGGTCAAAAGCAAAACAAAAACTATACTAACTTTAAATAAAGCAACAAGTGGTGGGTCAATAGCCGCTGGTACAGAAATCTACGCATCAAATAGACTACTAAATGACCTAAGCAAGTTTTCTATTACTACACCATTTTCTACCACGACACCAACGGTATTATCAACTTCAAAGAACATGTTTGATTCATCATTGCCAGTTACAACAACAGACAAGAAAACCTTAGACGAAATTAAAGCAAATGGTAGCATTAAAGCCTCAGCACTAACAATTGTTGGCGTTGGAGATGTTGCAACAGAAAAGCCAATAAACAACAAAAATGATTTTGTTTCATATGTCTATAAAAACTTTACCAACGAAGTGCCAAATGCAACTTGCTTTGGAACTAGAATGAGAATTGTGGGGCAAAAGGTCAACGACGACGATAAGGCAGTTAACGCAGTTACTCAGATTCCATTGGGAGCAGACTTCATTGATTCAATTGCAAACAAGACTGATAAGTATACAATTAGTGGTACTGGTGGCGGTATTGCATTTAATCTAAATGTTGCTAATGCTGGTGGAGTAGCAAGCAATGTTGGATATTATTTTGAAATTGACGCACTAACAAGCAACGCAATTATCAACGAGGTAGATTCTGGGAACACTGTAGAATCAATTCCAAATGTATTTTTCTATAAAGTATTAAATGACACTGTAAGTGAAAAATCAGTTCCAGTAGTCCTATACTATGGTTCAGCACCAATCTTTGTTGACGATGGACTATTTTCTGGAATGGGAAAAATGGTTGGCGAAACAAGTTCTACGGTATACGACCTTTCTGTTGAAATGGAAGAACTGCGAAGCAATCCAAAGACAGGGCTTATTAGAAAAAAGTTTTACCTTTATTTTAATAATAAAATTATTGCAACAGTTATCGACGAAGATGCTTTAGCAACAACTGAGAATAGTAAAAACATGGCACTATTTGTAAGAGGTTCTGGCAAGGCAATGTTTGAACATGCCTACATCATTGGAGATAACCCAATTGCTGCAGGAGTAAAACAAAATACTGGACCAGACTCTAGATTTATATTTAGCGATAATAAACTAGACAATGATTCATACAGAAAGTATTTGGTTAATCCAGCGGTACTGAATACATACGTTGAATCAATTGGCTCAAGTAACCCTCCAAAGTATAAGTTGCATTATGAAGAATTTGGAACTCTTATGCGTGAGTGTGCGTACTTTAATGTTAAATATGACAAGGCGTATCCAGCACTTTACTCAAAGATTTCACCAACCTTTAACGATAGACAAGCATACGTTGTGTCTAACTTTAGGGCTAATCCATATACTGCAGAATTCTTGCTGTTTAACATTACCGACTTTGCTGTAAACCTGGACGAGTCAACTGGAAACTATCTAAGAATCCAGGGTATAACGTTCACACAGCAATCGTCACACGACCTGACAGTAGACGAATACTTTAAAAAGAATAGTGATTTAAGTAGTTATGGAAACTATGGAGTCTTAAATAATTCCTATATGGATATCCAGAATAGCCGAATGAAATATGGCAAACAAGACTTCTCTCTAACTGGAACATACATTCAAAGCATAGCGACAGCAGAAAGCCTGATGGACTGGATGGTTAGAAAAGTTATGAAGCCAAAGAAGTCAATTGGTTTAGATATCTTTGCTAATCCAATGATTAGACTTGGTGACATTGTCACTATTAGTTATGCACAAGATTCTGTAGACCAGGTTGCTTCCCCAACAGACAGATTTGTTGTCTACCACATAGACTATAATAGAAGTCCAGATGGTCCAACAATGAGTCTTTATTTAAGTGAGGTAATATAATGGCTGTTAAAAGTACCAAAACTAAACAAGCAACTCCAGCCAAAGTGGGTAAGGCAGTTGTTAGTGGGTATAATGGAAAAGACCCAATTAAGATTGCCACATCTAACCTATTTATTGAAACGGAAATAGTTGCAATTGAGACAATGGCAGGAGCAATCTTTAACGACATTGGCGGACAAGAATTAATTAATGACATACCGTTTGACATCCTATATGGCTCAAGTGATAGAATAACAAATATCTCTTCGGTAGTTGCACAAGTCAGCCCACTTGAAATAATGAATAGCCAAGACACCTCTCAGTCTGTATTTAATCAATATGTGCTTAATATACAAGACTATAGGGATTTTGAGCCAAACGTAGCCTACCTTGAGCCAGGATTAGGCGTTGTAATTCCTGGAATAAATCTAAAAGAAGGAATATCCTTAGAGGTAAAATCCTATAACCAAGGAACCATTAATGGTATAATATAAGATATGATTACTAATTTTGGAAAAAACATTATTGCAAAATATCTTGTAGCAGAGACCAATTCTTATGCTTCTTATGTAGCAGTTGGTTGTGGAGAACTTCCGTTCGTTCCAGGAAGTTCAATAGATTACTCAGCAAGAACTGAACTTACGTTTGAAACTATCAGGGGACTAATAACATCAAGCAACTATATCTTAGATGAAGAAAAAATAAGAGCAACTGTAGCAATAACTTCTGGTAATTCACTTGTTACGGTAACAACCCTGACCGCACACGGACTCATTGTTGGAGATTCTGCAGTTCTTAGCGGATTTAACTACACTGTTGATGCTTTTGGACAAACTGTTCCAGCACCAAATGGGACCTTTCCAGTCTTGAGTGTTACTTCTACAACCTTTACGCTAGATATTGCTATGTATGAGTACTTTACAACAACCTACACTTTTAATGCTGGTTTTGGCACTGCTGGATACTCCACATCATACTTACCCAAGATAGCACTGACTGCAAAATTTCCAAAAGGAGAAAGATTTGAGATTTCAGAATTAGGTTTGTATCCATCTGGTTCAAATCAATATAGTTCTGGGACAGACAGTCAAATCCTACTAGGTTTTACACGGTCAGAGTCTTGGGCATACAACACCCCAACAACTTCTGCTGACGTTCCATACCCATCTTCAATAGACGATGCATCAAACACTCTAACATTCCCATCTGAAAAAGCGATGTTTGTAGATTCTAATAGTTTATTTTTTAATGCAGCCAGAATTGGGAGGCAGGAAAGACCAAGGTTTAAATCTACTGCCATTGCAATTGACGCAGACTTGTCAGTGTTTACTGCTTTAAAGACTGCTACTGCTGCAACCTCAAACTATATCTCTTTGCCTTTTACCACAACTCTATCTTCTAATTCCTCGTCAGACGTTATTAAGGTTGCGTATTCTGTAGTAAACAAAGTAACATCTCCAAGTTCAACATGGGCAGCAACAAACCTTATGCTTCAGTTTATGTGCAGTAATGGAACTGATAATGCAATATATCACTTTAGAGACACTTCTCCATCTCAAACAAATAGATACAAGGTGTTGTCTTTAACATTAGGAGAAACAACAAATGCCACAAGAACATCTGAGTTTTCGTGGGACGATGTAGTTTCTGTTAGGGTGTACGGCAGAGTCGATACAACAGCAACAATTTCTACCGCTGCCGCAAGCACAGACTACGCTATCATGCTTGACGGAATTAGATTTGACAACAAGAGCAATGTTAATCCACTTTATGGGCTAGTATCATACTCAATTGTAAATAGTTCTGGAGTACCAATGGTAATGAATAAAAACTCTGACAATATGATAGAGTATAGGTTTACGTTGGCGGTGGGCTAAATTAACGCAATCATTCCTACTAATGACATTGAAACAATCATTTTGTATGAAAGCAATGCCTGGTATAACACTGCTACAAACAGTGCTTATTATCTATTAGAATATAGATTTTTGGATAGTTTTGGCAATGTGTCAGAATACTCTTCACCAATTACTATTCCGATAGTTAGCAAAGATTCTGGAGACCCAATATCAATTACTTCTTTTGCAGGATATAGTGGATTAAGTTATCTTACAGGTTTAGCATTAACTCCAAAATCACCAAGGACAACTACAAGTGCACTATCAATGACTTCTGGAACATATTCTGCAAGCAACGTTACAAGACCTTCAGTAGGCTCAGACAGTTTGGTTTATAGTTGGCAACCTGTAACATCTGGAAGTGACTACTCCTACGATGTATATCTGTCTTGGAAGACTGGGCTAAACCCACCAGTTTTGTCCACTACTGCATATATAAGCAATTATTCTGCAGGGTCTGGTACACAATATACAGCAACCCTTACTAACTTAAATAATGACGCTGCATCAAATTTTATAGTTGGTCAATACATAGAGGCAACAGATGGCGTTGGTGGACCAGCCCCAAGCCTTGGCTCTGGAGACTGCTATGTTGAAGCAATAAATTTAGGAACTAATACTGTTGACGTAGTTTTTCCTACTGGTGGGGCAATATCTGGAGCAATCACAAATGTTAAAAGTAAAAGGCAAACCTGGCTTCCTTTTCAATTTGCTGGAACAACCAAGGCAAACTCTTTTTCTTTTCAAATTAAAGACATTGTTACAGGAGGAACAAACATTTCGGATGTTCAATTTGTTCAGGCAATGGTGTCTCTGTCTACTTATCCCAAGTACCAAAATGACTACATAAATTGGCAAACAATATGGAGTTTATCTCCTGCCTTTAGCACCTGGCAAACTCCAAATGCAACTCTCAGTGCAACAACAAACTCTTCTGGTGGTGCTCACACGTCTACACTAACCATAGATGCACCATATCAAAACCCATACCCAACAAACACCCTGATGGCTGGAAGCACAAATGCACAAATAGTTGCAGTAAATCCATCTGGAAACAAAATATACTTTACTGTTACAGGCGGTAGCGGAACCTCTATAACAGTAAGAACATCGTCTTCGATAGCAGCATCCCAGGCTCTGACCTCATTATCGCTCTAGTTGTGGTATAATAAAGTATGGCAAAAGTACCTTCACTACCAAGCAATGGGCAACCAATAGATACCCAGTATATTTACGACATTGTTAATTCTATTATTAATATCAATGCCGAGATTTCAACCCTTGGAACATCCAACATTATTGTCAGAAAAGTACAGAGTGCTGGTAACGCAAAAACCAACTCTATAAATTTTGATGCACAAACGGTTAATGTTGTAAATGCATCCAAGGTAAGCAAGTCCACACCAAAAACAGGACTTGTAAACTTCAAAACCACATTCAATCAGGTTCCAGTAGTAACGGCAACACTTATGTCTTCCAGTAGCGGTTCTGTAAATGCATCGCTAACTATTACATCAGTTGACCAGTCAACAATGTCTTACAAAGTATCTTTTGATTCTGATGGAACAACTACTCTAGACCTAAACATTATTGCTATTGGAGTATAATGGCTGCACAGACAATGGAAGAGTATAACTCTTCTCCAGTTATTCCAGGAAACAAAAAGGTTTGGTTTCTAAACGGAGACCTAGTAAGAACATACCACCTGAATAAGTCTAATGGTATTATGTCTGTTTATAATATTATCAAAGACCAGATTGAAAGTTGTCTTATTAGTGATTTTAAAAAGAATAGAGAACGTGCCTACACTGTTGGTCAAACAGCAGCCTTAGTAAATAGGCACAAGAAATACATGCCAGAACTAGTAAAGAAAGGCGTTATCCCAGAACCAATGGGGGCACAGCCTGGAGGAGCCAGGGCATGGCAAGTAAGAAGTTATTATTCGGAGTCGCAAGTTCGTGAACTTCGTGATATACTAGCATCATACCACCACGGCAGACCTCGTAATGACGGTCTGATTACTAACGATGTAACACCTTCAAAACAGGAGTTGACAAGACGTATGGGAGATGGTATACTGACATATACAAGGACAGAAGACGGTAGATTTATACCTATTTGGTCCGAATCAATTTAATCCATTAGGAGAGACATGGAAAACGAAAGCACTAAAGTAACAGTGGGTTTGGGTTATACCCTTAATCTAGGCAACTTCCAATCACTACGCATTGATATCTCTATCGCAGATAACAAGCGTGAGGGAGAGACTGCCAACGAAGCCTTTGAGCGAGTATACAAGTTTGTAGAAGAGAAACTTGCTGAGAAGGTTCGTGAGTCTGTAGAAGAGACTGAGAGCAAGTAATGGCTGAACGCAAAGACCGCATGGCTTTGCTCAGTCGATACAGTAAGTTACACACTGTAAGATACGAAGAAAAGCCTTCACTAAATTTGAATGTAGAGCAATGGGCATCAGATGCCCTTATTGAATCCTACGGTATTCCAGAATGCTATGACCTGCTGGAGTACTACTTTGAAACAGCAACATCACCAACATGGAAATACTTTGCAAACTACGCTGACAAAATTGTTGAGGCTAGAAAGCAATTCCACCAAGACATTAAGGAGAGAGCCGAACGCCGTCAAAAGGCTAAGGAGTGGTTAAATGACTAATACAGAATCTAAACTAATATCTGCAGTATTGGCAGACAAGCAGGTACACGTCCTGCTACAAGCAAACGTGGAAAACATTCTTCGTACACACACGGATATTTGGACGTTCATTCGTAACTATTCCGAAACTAATGGAACTGTCCCACCTGTCTCTCTAGTGGTAGACAAGTTCCGTGACTTCTCTCCAGAAGAAGGCGTGGGTGCTACGAAGTATCATTTGGAAGAACTACAGGCTGAGTTCCTAAACGACAGTCTTAAGGACGTGTTGCGTTCTACCGCTACAGAAGTACAGGCAGGTCAGGGCACGAAGGCACTAGAAGACCTTATCCAAAAGACTTCAGAACTCAAGAAGAATACGGCAGTTATCAAGGACATTGATGCTACGGATATTGATTCTGCTGTTGCGTACTTTGAGAACCTTGCTCGTCAGAATGAACTAGGCTCAATCGGTATCAAGACTGGTCTACCAGGCTTTGACAACTACCTACCTGCTGGCATTACTCCAGGTCAGTTGGGTGTGTTCCTTGCCTACCCAGGTATTGGTAAGTCTTGGTTTGCACTTTACATGGCGGTACAGGCATGGAAGGCTGGAAAGTCTCCACTAATCATCTCACTTGAAATGTCAGAGACAGAAGTTCGTAACCGTGTATTTGCTATCATGGGTGAGGGTCTATGGTCACACCGCAAGTTGAGCAATGGTCAGGTAGAAATTGAAGACCTAAAGCGTTGGCACAAGAAGGAACTTGCTGGCAAGCCAGAGTTCCACATCATCTCTAACGATTCTGGTGGGGAAGTTACACCATCCGTTATTCGTGGCAAGATGGACCAGTATAAGCCAGACCTAGTAATCGTTGACTACCTACAGTTGATGTCACCTAACCAGAAGTCTGATAACGAGACTGTTCGTATGAAGAACCTTTCTCGTGAACTAAAGTTGATGGCTATCTCGGAAGCAATTCCAATTATTGCCATTTCATCTGCTACGCCAGACGATGTAAACAAACTGGATACCGTTCCTACGCTAGGTCAAACTGCTTGGTCACGCCAGATTGCTTACGACGCTGACTGGGTTCTAGCCCTGGGTCGTGCAACCAACTCCGACATCCTTGAGTGTGTCTTCCGCAAGAACCGTAACGGATTTATGGGCGAGTTCTTGGTACAGGTAGACTTCGACAAGGGCTGGTACAAGTACAAGGATTTCGAAGAAAACTAGTTATAATAGTATGTGGAACATTTACATCACAAGTCTATTAAAACTTTTACTGTTGAAGGCATCATTAAAGATGATGCTGCCATCGGTAGAATTAGGCTTGAGATTGAGAGATTAAAAACACTACAGATGCGTGAGTTGGGGTATGTTCAAAGACTTGACATAGACCCACAATTCACGATACAATATAACAGTACAAAAGAATACTTTGAATTTACACTAACGCTATACGGAACATATTTAGGAAAGAGAAAATCAGAATGCATAATGGGAATAGACGGAACACTAATGGTTCCTACTCACAAGAGCAAATTAAAAGAGTTATCAATGGGTCTGGAATCAACATTGAATCAGAAGTAGATTCTGACTACATCATCTTCTGCCCATTCCACAATAACTATCGCTCACCTGCTGGTGAAGTAGATAAGCGTACTGGGTTCTTCTTCTGTTTCTCATGCCAGCATGTCTCAGACCTGCCATCACTAATTATGAAAACGTCTGGTCGTACCTACTTTGAAGCGGTACGCTACATCAAGTCCAAAGAAACAGAGACTGACCTATCTTATCAAATTAATCAGTCATTAGTAAACAAGCCAGACTACATTCCCTATGACGAACTGCTAATTAAGCGTCTAAGTTCTCAGGCATTGGAATCACCAAGAGCCATGAGATACTACTCAGGAAGGCTCATAAACGAGGCTTCAGTCAACAAATTTAATTTGGGGTACTCAGAGAAGCAAGACATGGTTACAATCCCTGTACACTCGCCTGACGGCGTTTCTGTGGGGTTTGTGGGGCGGTCTGTCGAAGGTAAAGACTTTAAGAATACTCCAGGACTGCCAAAGAGCAAAGTCCTATTCAATCTACACAGAGTAAAGGCTGCTGGTAAAGTCTATGTAGTTGAATCATCATTTGATGCTATCCGCCTAGACCAGTGTGGGTTTCCTGCGGTAGCAACCTTGGGTGCAAATGTATCCAGAATACAAACAGACTTGCTTCAGAAGTACTTCAATAACGTTATTGTTATTGCTGATAACGATGAGGCTGGCGGTAACATGAAAGACAAAATCGTAGAGCGACTAGGCTCTCGTGTTACTGTAATTAAAATAGATAAGCAATACAAGGACATTGGAGACATGCCTGACGATGCAATAAAAAATATTGATGAATCGTTTGACAAAACTATATCCAGTATGCTAAACTAGTAATCCGCTAAACAAACATAAGGAGAAATACTATGAGCGTAATTAAAGGGCTAAAAGATATCGGTGCACTAATGGATAAGCCAAAATATGAAAACACAGGTCAGAAGGTTCGTTGGGTCAAGTTGGCTGACGGACAGTCTGCAAAGATTCGCTTCGTTGAAGAACTAGACAGCGACTCAGCAAACTTCAGCGAGGACCGTGGACTTTCCGTGGTAATCGCAGAACACACCAACCCAAAGGACTACAAGCGTAAGGCAGCATGTACCATCGATTCAGAAGGTCGTTGCTACGGTTGTGAGATGGGTCGTAAAGAGCCAAAGGGTGGTTGGCGTTCACGTCTTCGCTGGTACGGTAACGTAATCATCGACGATGGAACAGAGACACCATATGTGGCTGTATGGTCACAGGGTATCTCAAAGCAGTCAGCATTCGGTAACCTGCGTGAATACGCAATCGAAACTGGCTCAATCTCAAACCTTGAGTGGAAGATTAAGCGTAATGGTCAGGGAACTGAAACCAACTACACCTTGCTTCCAACCAAGCCAGATTCAGAACCACACAACTGGGGTGAACTGGAAACATTCGACCTTGAGAAGGTTGTCCGTGAAGTTAAGTACGAAGACCAAGAAAACTTCTACTTCGGATTTGAAAACACTTCAGTAACTTCCAGCAACACTGACTGGTAGTATCCATTGACTGTGGGGGTAGGTGAATCGCATCCCTGCCCCCACTTTCGTCACTTGACAAGAACATCCAGATGCATTATACTTGTAATACAACAACTACTAACAAAGGCAAATAATGAGCAGTTACGCTCCACTTCACGTTCACACACACTATAGTCTATTTGATGGCATTGCCACACCACAGGAGTACGTTGACCGTGCTGTATCTGTGGGTATGACTTCTATTTCAATCACAGACCACGGCTCTCTATCTGGACACCGTGAGATGTATCGTGCTGCCAAAGCAGCAGGTATCAAGCCTATCCTTGGCGTTGAGGGGTACATCTGTAAAGACCGCTTTGACCACGAAGAGAAGGATAAGACTGACCTACTTAACCTAAACTATAACCACCTTATTATTCTTGCAAAAGATGCACAAGGTCTTGAGAACCTTAACAAACTAAATGAACTAGCCTGGACTGAGGGTTTCTACAAGAAGCCACGCATGGACTGGGACATTCTAGAAAAGTACAAAGAGGGTCTTATCATTACTTCAGGATGTCTGTCAGGATATCTATGCAAGGCTATCGAAGCAGACAATCTATCAGTAGCCAAGGAACACATCCAGTGGGCTAAGAAGACCTTTGGTGACGACTACTACATTGAGGTCATGCCGCACAACCCTGCAGAAGTAAACAAGATGCTACTTGACCTTGCAGATGAATTTGGTGTCAAGCCTGTTATTACTCCAGACTGCCACCACGCAGATTCTTCACAGCGTGAGATTCAGGAACTTAAACTAATCCTAAACTCATACTCTAACAAGGTTGTTGGAGATGCAAACTTTGCTGGTACACAAGAGTACGACAATCTTCTAGACAAACTAGATTACCTATATGGTGCAGACCGCCAGATGTCATTCAAGGACTTTGAGATTCACCTATTGTCTGACGAAGAGATGCGTAACGCCATGCTCAAGCAGGGTATTGACCGTGAAGACATGTACCAGAACAGCAGAGACATTGCTGACCAGATTCAGGATTATGACTTGCCAGACTACCTGGACCTATTGCCTGTTCAGTATCAGGACCCAGACACAGAACTTCAGGAACTTGCTATGGCTGGTCTTGTCGAACGTGGTCTTGCCGATAAGCAGGAATACCTAGACCGTCTAGAAGAAGAACTTCAGATTATCAAGGACAAGAAGTTTGGTCCTTACTTCCTAGTTGTTCGTAACATGATTAACTGGGCTAAGAAAGAAGACGTAATGGTTGGTCCAGGACGTGGTTCGTCTGCTGGCTCGTTGCTATGCTACACGCTAGGTATTACAGACATTGACCCAATTCAGCACGGTCTTCTGTTCTTCCGATTCATTAACCCAGAGCGTAATGACTTTCCAGATATCGATACAGATATCCAAGACTCACGCAGAGAAGATGTGAAAGACTATCTAGTTAGACAGTATCGCCACGTTGCTTCGATTGCTACGTTCCTTGAGTTTAAGGGTAAGGGTGTTGTTCGTGACATTGCTCGTGTACTAAATATTCCACTAGCAGATGTGAACAAGGTTCTTAAACTTGTTGACGACTGGGACGACTATCTAAACTCTAAGTCAACCCTAGAGTTCCGTGAGAAGTATCCAGAGATTGAATACTACGGTGAGCAACTTCGTGGTCGTATTCGTGGTACTGGTATTCACGCTGCTGGTGTGGTTACATCTAAGGAGCCTATCTTTAAGTTCGCTCCGCTAGAGACTCGTACTGCCCCAGGTAGCAAGGAACGCATTCCAGTGGTAGCAGTAGACATGGAAGAAGCAGAACGTATTGGTCTAATCAAGATTGATGCTCTGGGTCTAAAGACCCTATCTGTTATTCAGGACACTGTTAAGATTATCAAGGAGCGTTCTGGAACAGATATTGACCTGCACTCTTTGAACATGGAAGATGCTAACGTCTATCGTATGCTATCTGACGGTTACACTAAGGGTGTGTTCCAATGTGAAGCCACACCATACACTAACCTACTAGTAAAGATGGGTGTGAAGAACTTTAACGAGTTGGCTGCTTCTAACGCTCTGGTTCGTCCAGGTGCTATGAACACCATTGGTAAGGACTACATCGCTCGTAAGCACGGTAAGCAGAACATCTCTTACCACCACCAGTTGATGAAGCCATTCACACTTGACACCTACGGATGTATTCTGTATCAGGAACAGGTTATGCAAGCCTGTACAGAACTTGGCGGTATGACAATGGCAGAAGCCGATAAGGTTCGTAAGATTATTGGTAAGAAGAAAGACGCTAAAGAGTTTGACCAGTTCCAAGAGCAATTCGTTAATGGTGCTTCTCGCTTCATGTCACCTAACCTTGCTAAGGATTTGTGGACAGACTTTGAGGCTCACGCTGGATACTCGTTTAACAAGTCTCACGCTGTAGCCTATTCAACTGTATCCTACTGGACTGCTTGGTTGAAGTACTACTACCCAATTGAATTCATGTTCGCTCTGCTCAAAAACGAGAGCGACAAGGATGCTCGTACAGAGTACCTGATTGAAGCAAAGCGTATGGGCATTCAGGTCAAGTTGCCGCACATCAATGATTCAGATATTGACTTCAAGATTGAGGGCAAGGGTATTCGCTTTGGTCTATCATCTATTAAGTTTATTAGCGATAACATTGCAGAGAAGTACATGGCTGCTCGTCCGTTT